CTAAGTTACGTGGCGTACAAAAAGAAAGAACATACAAAAAGTTAGCAAAGCAACTAGAACGTGTATTAGAAGGTGACTATGCTCCTTTACAAATTGATCGTAAGGGTAGAGTAATTAACGGACATCATAGACTAGATGCATTGCGTTTGGTAGGTGAAGAATATGCTCGTGTACATATGATTGATGATGTGGTAGAAAACATAGCAGAAACTTATGCCGATGATCAAAGAGAGAAAACAAAACGTACACTTGCTAAACACGACAAAGCAATGATCAAAGTAGCTCGTGATTCTATCAAAAAATACGAAAAAGACAAAGAAGATAAAGAAACTAATGAAAACTTTGCCGACGGTAAGAAAAAAGGCAAAAGCAGACCTGGTAGAGTAAAGAAGTCAGGTGCTAGTTGCAATGGTAGCGTAACTGAACTACGTAAGAAAGCAAAGAACGCAAGTGGTGAACGTGCTAAAATGTATCACTGGTGTGCTAATATGAAGTCAGGCAAAAAGAAATGACTTCATATGAACTAGAACATTACATAGCTAAGTATAAAGAACACGAAGCACGTAAGGCTAGTACAAATGAACGTAACGAATATTGGAGAAAGTATAATGAAAATAAGTGATTTATGTGAAACAACAGCAGGCGCAATAGCAGCCGTAGCAACTCCAGTAGGTGGAATGGTTAGTCGTCAAATGAAAAATAAAGATGGCACTGCAAAGAATGCTCTTGATATTGATGCAAATATCTTAGGACAAAAAAAGAAGAAGAAAAAGAATAAGCGATAAATACAGTATGCGTAGAAAAGATATAGTAGAAAATCCATTTACAAAATTTAGACAAGGAATTGCTAAAGGATATCAGAGAACTCAAAAAGACAAAGGTGTCTTAGGACCTGATTCATTTCAACGTGGCCTTAAGGCATTTTTTACAGACACAGGCAAAGATGATGAAGAAAAGCCTACTCCTAAAGCAGGTGGTAAAGGTACTGAAAAACTAAAAACGACTAAGACTAAGCCGCAAAAACAAACAAGCAATGCACCACTAGATATTAAAAAGCCTATTCCAAAACTTGCTGTTTTTACAGATGGTAGAGTAAAATACGAATATAATCCTAAAATTGGACAATGGATTGGAAGCAACGGAAAAAGACTTTCATCGCAAGACGGTGTAAAAGCATATAACAAAGTAGATAAATCTAAACGAGAATACGTTATTGAAAGCGGATTAAAGGACAAAACAATGAATAAAGCAATTAAAGAAGGATTAGCTGATTTAGCTGGCAGAGCAGAAGCTGATCACGAAGTACAAATGGCCAGAGCTGATCTTTATAAGATTGCTAAGTATGCTATTAAATTACACGATATGTTAAAAGATGTATCAGAAGAACGAGGTATGGAGGGCTGGCAACAGGCTAAAATTACTAAGGCTGCTGACTATATCGGAAGTGTATATCATAACCTAGACTACGATATGAAGTTTGGTGATCAAACTGACGAAATTGGTCCAGATGCTGAGATGCAGATGGGAGAATCAAGAGATACACATTGTTCAGACAAATGTTGTGGTGCAGATGTTAAGAGAGAAGACTGTAAATGTGCTCCTACTTGCAAACATTGTAATTGTAATGCAACTAACATAGATGAAACTATTGATATGTATAAAGAAAGCATTGCTAAAAGACTAGCCGAGAAACTAGGTAAGTAAGAAAAATGGACTTTCACGATCTACAGAAAAAATTATTTGATATAGAACCAACTAATCCTGCAGAAGATAAAGCAAAAATGATAGCAGCACTTAACAGTGGTTCTAGTCAACCTGCTCCTGAAATTCCGCAGACAGTATCTGAAAGTTATAATGTTGCCGAAGGTTCGTTACAACTGGATAAGAACTATAGCGTAAACGACTTTGCCGCTCTTGCAGGTGTTATTAAAGCACAACCAAATCGTATAGTAGAAACAATAACAGATCAAGATTATCAACCAGTTCCCAGAACAACAGACAAAGATCTACGTATTCAACAACTAGAAGAACGTGTTTCTAAACTAGAATCATTACTATCCGAACGTTCACTTACTAAAGGTGAAGAAGCCAAAAAAGAAAAGAACGTTAAAGGTATGAAAAAGAACAAAGACGACTTTAAGAAGCGTTACGGCAAAGACGCAGAAGCAGTTATGTATGCAACTGCAACTAAAAATGCCAAAAAAGAATCATTTATCAAAGATGAGCTCTATCGTAGATTAGCTGAATACGAATTCAAATCTGCCAAAAAGTAAAAATTTTACTTGACTTTTACCTAAATATCTACTATAATATAAGTTAACTTAACACAGGAGTTCAATATGAGCAGTCGTACCTACGGTGCTGAAGAAAAAGCAAAACTACAAAGACTAGTACAAGAAGGCGTAACAGTCTTACAAGAAGTAGAAGATTTAAACACAGGTTTAAAGGATACTGTAAAAGCAGTAGCAGAAGAATTAGATATTAAGCCTAGTCTTATTAACAAAGCAATTAAAATTGCACAAAAACGTGATTGGGACAATCATCAAGATGCCTATGACGATTTAGAAACATTGATCGTTACGCTCGGCTATGACAAGTGATTAATCGCATAAAAGACTTTTGGGTAGACAGTTATACCAGTGATAAAACTGCGTTCTATTTTGAACTAGTAAGTTTTGTATTCACAGTATATGCTAGTCTAACCCTTGCTCTAACAGCAAATGATCCTAATCTACTTATAGTATACCCTGGATTCTTAGTAGGCAGTGTTACACAATGCTATGCTGCTTTTAGACGAGGTGCTGCCTGGGTAATGTTACTAACTGGATACTTTGCTATAGTAAATGTATTTGGATTCGGAGTTGCTTCACTATGGTGGTAAAGCCTTATCAATGGTTAGCGTGGGTGGCTACAGTATGTTTGCTGACAGCCGCTATACTAGCCGCATTTAATGTTTACCCTTTGTACATTTGGGCATTCATTATTAGTAACAGTCTATGGATACTTGTAGGTATTCTATGGAAGGAAAAAAGTTTGATAGTTATGAACGCAGGACTAACCGCAATTTATATTGCAGGACTTCTGTTTTAATAAATAATTATATCGCCAATAGCAATAGCTAGGCAAGAAGAAGGTTAAGTTGGCCATAAGCAACGAAGGAGAAATAAATGCCATACGTAGACGCGATGTTCGATCGTGATCAAGATATCATCCGTGTTGTCGAACGCAAAGATGGTAAGAGACACTATACAGAATATAGTGCAAAATATACATTTTATTATCAAGACCAGCGAGGCAAATACAAAAGTGTATTTGGCGATCCGCTAAGTCGCATTGTGTGCAAGAACACAAAAGACTTTCGTAAAGAAGTTGCAATCAACAGAGATAAAAAACTTTTCGAAAGCGACATTAATCCTATCTTCCAATGTTTAAGTGAAAACTATCTTAATCAAGATGCACCTAAACTAAACATTGCTTTCTTTGATATTGAGACTGACTTTGACCCGGAGCGTGGCTTTGCTGATCCTAGTGATCCGTTTATGGGTATTACATCTGTGTCAGTATACTTACAATGGCTCGAAACAATGGTATGTTTAGCAGTTCCGCCCAAGACTCTTACAATGGAACAAGCTGAAAAAGAACTTGAAGGCATTGACAATGTAATGTTGTTTGAAAAAGAAGGGGATATGCTAGACACCTTCTTAGATTTAATTCAAGACGCTGATATTTTGTCAGGTTGGAACAGTGAAGGTTATGATATTCCGTACACTGTTAACAGAGTAAGTCGTGTACTAAGCAAAGATGACACACGTAGATTCTGCCTGTGGGGTCAATTGCCTAAGAAACGTGAATATGAAAAGTATGGTAAATCAGCTGTTACCTTTGACCTAATAGGCAGAGTGCATTTAGATAGTTTGGAATTATATCGTAAATACACATATGAAGAACGACATACATATAGACTTGATGCCATTGGCGAAATCGAAGTTGGTGAAAATAAAGTTCCTTATGAAGGCACTTTGGACCAGTTGTACAACAATGACTTTAGAAAGTTCATCGAATACAACATACAAGATACCGCACTACTGGACAAGTTGGACAAAAAACTAAGATTTATTGACCTTAGTAATAGCATTGCACACGAAAATACAGTGTTGCTACAGACCACTATGGGTGCTGTTGCTGTTACAGAGCAAGGCATTATTAACGAAGCACACAATCGAGGCTTACAAGTTCCTAACAGACCTAAACGTGACGACACAGAAAATACACAAGCCGCTGGTGCATACGTAGCATTTCCTAAGAAAGGTTTGCACAAGTGGGTAGCATCAATGGATTTGAATTCACTGTATCCGAGTGTTATTCGTGCATTAAATATGGCGCCTGAAACTGTTATAGGACAGATACGTCCTGAGATAAGTGATAGTCGTGTACACGAAGATATGACGCTAAAGAAAAAGTCGTTTGCAGGTAGTTGGGAAGGACGCTTTAGTACGGAAGAATATGAAGCAGTTATGGAGCAACGTAAAGATATTGCACTTACTATTGACTGGGAAGACGGCCGTACTGATGTATTAAGCGGAGCAGAAATATATCAACTTATATTTGATAGTCAAATGCCGTGGATGCTTAGTGCAAACGGAACAATATTTACAACTGCCTTTGAAGGTGTTATTCCAGGTATCCTAAAGCGTTGGTATGCTGAACGTAAAGATATGCAGAAGATGTTGAAGAAAGCAAAAGATGCGGAAAACAAAGCGGAAATTGAATACTGGGACAAGCGACAGTTAGTTAAGAAGATTAACTTGAACAGTTTGTATGGTGCTATTCTTAACCCTGGTTGTAGATTCTTTGATAAACGTATTGGACAGTCAACTACACTTACAGGTAGAACTATTGTTAAGCATATGTCAGCAGAAGTAAACAAGGTTATTACAGGTACATATGACCACGTAGGCAAAGCAATGATATATGGCGATACTGATTCGTGTTACTTTAGTGCTTGGCCTATACTTAAAGATGATGTAGAAAGTGGTAAACTTGAATGGTCTAAAGAAAAGTGTATTACGCTTATGGATCAAGTGTGCGAACAAGCAAATACTACCTTTCCAGACTTTATGTATAAAGCATTTCATTGTCCCAAAAGTCGTTCAGACGTTATTGCAGCCGGTCGTGAAATTATTGCACAGTCAGGCTTGTATATTACTAAGAAGCGTTATGCGGCATTAGTTATTGATAACGAAGGCTTTAGAACAGATACTGACGGTATAGGTAAAGTAAAAGCAATGGGCTTAGACTTACGTAGATCAGACACACCTGTGTTTATGCAGGACTTCTTAAAAGAACTATTGACAATGGTACTTACTGATGTTCCGCAAGCAGATGTACTTGAACGCATTACTGTATTCCGTAAGGAATTTCAACAGATGCCTGGATGGGAGAAAGGGTCTCCCAAACGTGCAAACAAAGTTGGTCACTATGGTCGACTAGAACAAAAACAAGGCAAGGCAAATATGCCTGGTCACGTACGAGCAAGCATTAACTGGAATACGCTAAAGCGTATGAACGGAGACAAATACTCGCAAGAAATTGTCGACGGTATGAAAGTTATTGTTTGTAAACTAAAACAAAATCCGCTAGGTTACACAAGTGTAGCGTATCCAACAGACGAACTACGTATTCCAGAATGGTTTAAAGAGCTACCGTTTGATGATGCAGCAATGGCGGAAACAATTATTGATAACAAACTAGACAACTTAATTGGTGTGCTAAACTATCCATTAGAAGATACTAAGTCACATACAACATTTAGTAGTTTGTTTGATTTCGGAGAATAATATGAAAATTAAAATGGAAGTGGAAATAGATACTGATAACAATCAAGACCTAAATACCATTGAAGAATTAATTGCAATGCTAAGAAACTTAGCAGAAAACTATTACGAGGACTAAGATGCTATTAAAAGTAACCGAAGTAGAACACTATACAGATACTTTGTTTAGGTTTAAAACAGAACGTCCGAATACATTTAGATTTACAGCAGGTGAATTTACAATGATCGGTATGGGCGACAGTGACATTATGCGAGCTTATAGTATTACTAGCGGACCGTATGATGAGTTTTTAGAGTTTTATAGTATTAAGGTACCAGACGGACCATTGACTAGCAGACTACAAAAGATACAAATAGGTGACGAAATAGAAGTTGGTCATAAGCCAACAGGAACCCTTACACTTGCTAATTTAGAATTAGGTAACGAATTGTGGATGTTAGCTACAGGAACAGGTATAGCACCGTTTATATCGCTTCTAAGAGACCCTACAACGTACGATCACTTCGACCATATACACATTATATGGAGTGTTAGACAGCAAGAAGAACTATTAGCATATAATAGCTTCTTACAAGATCAAGATATTGAGTACTTGCCAATTGTAACACAAGATCCTGAGTGGCCATTTGAAAACAAACGTATTACAACATTGATTGAAAATGGTATGCTAATAAATGATAATGTAGATTTAAACAAAGTTATGATCTGCGGCAGTATGCCATTTAACGATGATGTAAAAGAGTTATTGACACCAAAAGGTTGGGTTGAAGGTAACCGAAAAACCGCTGGTACATTTGTTCAAGAAAAGGCGTTTGTATTATGAAAGTAGGATTTACTTGTTCAACATTTGATTTATTACACGCAGGACACGTACAAATGTTACGTGAAGCAAAGGATCAGTGTGATTATTTACTAGTAGGATTACAAGTTGATCCAAGTGCTGATAGACCTGAAAAAAACCCACCTATACAAACTGTAGTTGAACGTTATACCCAACTTAAAGCAGTAGGATATGTAGACGAAATTATTCCTTACGGAACTGAAACAGACTTAGAGGATATACTTAGTATGTATACTATTGATATTCGAGTTTTAGGCGAGGAGTATCGAGACAAAGATTTTACAGGCAAAGATATCTGTCGTAAGCGTGACATCGATTTGTATTTTAACAAAAGAGATCATCGATTTAGCTCTAGTGATTTAAGGTATAGGGTGAAAAATGCATAAATTTATATTTGACGTTGACGGAACACTTACACCAAGCCGTGGCAAAATGGACAAAAGTTTTATAACGTTCTTTTTTGACTTCTGTAGAAATAATGATGTATATCTTGTTACTGGAAGTGATAAAGCAAAAACAATAGAACAAATAGGCGAAGAAATATACAACAAGTGTAAACGTGTATATCAGTGTAATGGTAACGATATATGGCAGAGTGACAATAACATTCAAACAAACGAATGGACATTGCCAAATCTAGCAAGAACATTTTTAATTAGTTGTGAGTACGAAAGTCCATTTACCCAACGTACAGGAAATCACATTGAAGAACGTCCGGGTATGGTAAACTTTAGTGTTGTAGGACGCAATGCTAATCTTGAAGAACGTGCGGCATATGTAGCATACGACACAAAAGAAAACGAACGCAATACTATTGCAGATGCGTTTAATATGATGTTTCCAGACTTGTCAGCAAAGGTAGGTGGCGAAACAGGTATTGATATTTCACCTAGAGGTGCAGACAAGTCACAGATTCTAAGAGACTTTAAAGAAGATGACACTTTATGGTTTTTTGGTGATGCTATTTACGAAGGCGGCAATGATTACCCTTTAGCAAAACTAATAAAGAATCATAGAAAAGTTAACGGATGGTCACAGACTAAAGAATATTTACAAATATTTCAAGAACAGAATATTGCAAATTAATGCTTGACAAACAAACATATAGACAGTATACTTAATATTAACATCAATGGAGAATCATAATATGAAAGACATTTTACAAGACGTAGTTGCACATACACACGCACTAGGCTTTTTAGCACTAGTAAAAGTTAGCAACGACGAAGGCACACAAATTGACTCAATGGCAGACGATAGGTCAGTTATTTTAACAGCAACAACAGCAACACCTGTAGCAGAATTTAAAGGTACATTTGGAATGCCTAACTTAGATAAGTTAGCATTGCACTTAAAAAATCCTGAGTACAAAGACAACGCAAAGATTGATGTAATCGAAGCAGAACGCAACGGCGAAACTATTCCAACACATATTCACTTTGAAAATGCGGCAGGCGACTTCCAAAATGATTATCGCTTTATGAACAAGGCAATTATTGAAGAAAAACTAAAAACTGTTAAGTTTAAAGGTGCTACTTGGGACGTTGAGATTAATCCAACACAAGCATCAATTGCACGTATGAAACTTATGAGTGCGGCACACAGTGAAGAGCCTACATTTAATGTAAGTACTAATAACAACAATTTAGTTTTTGCGTTTGGTGATGCAAGCACACACGCAGGCGAATTTGACTTTGTAAAAGGTATAGAAGGTTCATTACAACATACTTGGAGTTGGCCGGTAGCACAAGTACAAGCAATCTTAGGGTTAGATGGTGATCTAACTATGAGTATTAGTGATCAGGGTGCTATGAAGATTAGCGTAAACTCAGGTATGGCAACATACGACTATATCTTACCAGCACAGAGCAAGTAGAATATGCGTAAGGACTTAACCGCAGAACAGAAAGATTATGCACGTTTTTTACCTGCACTAAGTGGCTTTTATGCTACTTACGTAGGTAAGCAACGGTATGACGAGTATGTTGATAAGTCACGTATACCTAGCAACTTTACACACGGTGTAGAAAGTCTAAACTATCTTAATGAGCAAGAAGGACAGTTCCAATACAAATGGACACTGTACTCAGCGGGTCACGCCGAGCTTGATATTAACAAACATAGTCCTAAAGAAGATATGATCCGTAATAGAGATAGAGAAAACTCTTGGATGCTTGGAGACTCAGGTGGTTTCCAAATTGGTAAAGGTGTTTGGGAGGGCGATTGGAAAGATCCTAATTGTCCTAAAGCGCAAAAAAAGCGTGACGGAGTGTTACGTTGGATGGATGCTTATATGGACTATGGGATGATACTTGATATTCCAGCGTGGGTAGCACGTTCGCCCGAAGGCGCAAAAGCAACAGGCATTAGTACGTATGACGAGGCTGTAAAGGCAACACGTATAAACAACGACTATTGGATGAAACATAGAACAGGTGCTTGTAAGTTCCTTAATGTTTTACAAGGTGAGAATCACACAGACGCAGATGACTGGTACGAGCAGATGAAAGACTACTGTGACCCAGTTAAGTATCCTGACAATCATTTTAACGGATGGTCAATGGGTGGACAGAATATGTGCGATGTACATTTAGTTCTTAAACGTATTGTTACACTACACTTTGATAACTTGTTACAAACAGGCGTACACGATGTAATGCACTTCTTAGGCACATCTAAGTTAGAGTGGGCTACATTGCTTACTGATATTCAAAGAGCTGTAAGAAAGAATTACAATGAAAACTTTACTATTACCTTTGACTGTGCTAGTCCTTTCCTCGCAACCGCGAATGGACAAATCTACATTCAAAACGAAACTGAAGACAGAAGCAAATGGACGTATCGTATGGTACCGTCAGTTGACGATAAAAAGTATGCTACAGACAACCGTGGATTTAGAGACACTGTTATATCAGATGGGATATTTAAAAACTTTGAAGACAGTCCGCTTACAGCCGAACTTAAAGTATCAGACGTTTGCACTTATGCTCCAGGAGACTTAAACAAGATCGGTAAAGAAGGAAAGACATCGTGGGATTCATTTAGTTATGCTATACAAATGGGTCATAACGTATGGAGCCATATCAATGCTGTACAAGAAGCAAACAGACAATACGACAACGGTATTGTACCTAAGATGCTTGTACAAGAAACATTTGATAGAGTATTCTTTAGAGATGTAGTAGAAGAAATATTTGCTATTGACAATCGAGAAGAAGCCCTAGCAAAGATTAATGAGTATTCGAAGTTCTGGATGGCTATTCCGGGTACTAGAGGTGCTATTGGTAAAAAAACTGTAAATGCCAGTACACACTTTAACGCATTATTTGATGTAGAAGAAACTGATGTAGTTGAAGAAGACGAATTAGATGAAACTAAATTGGAGAATCTCGAGGATGAGCAATTATGATTCAGTGGAAGATAAACTACGTTCCCACTACGAAGAATTAAAACGGAAACATCGAGAGCTTGACATTGAGCTCGAAACCAAGTATAATAATCAAACAGTGTCTGAGGAAGCTCGTAGAATGAAAACTATGAAACTTTATCTTAAAGACGAAATGCATCGAATCAATGCTTACTTGATACAAAAAGGTTTAGAATGAAACGAGATTATGAAAGTGGTGTATTAGATACACCTACTATGTTTACAGGTGTAGAAGTTGAAAAGACTCCTGCATTTGGTATGCAAACACTATTTGTAGACGGCATTCAAGACATTGAAACTATACTTGAATACTATAACAAGTTAGAGTGTAAGCATATATTCTTTGGTGCAAATCATTCATACAGTCCGAGCGAAGCGGACGAGTTCGAAGCGTGGGACAAGTATATCCTAGAATTTGTAAAAGAAGGCTATTTGTGTAGTTTAGATATTCCAAGTACTATTAACTTAGAATGGTTCTTAGAAGGCGGCTTAATAGAGTATGATAACTTTATTCCGCAAATACGTGTTGTAGTGCCTTATGTTAAACAGTGGAACTATAACACAATGGTTAAGATAGACGACAAAGACTTTAAAGCAAGCAATCCAGGTGTTTGGTGTCATAGCTTACACGACTTAATGGATCAAGAAAAATTTACTGATTGGTCTAAATATGGCCTTGACAAAGTTATTAAATGAAAGTATACTAATAATATGGAACAACGTGAATCATATCATAATTATATGGGACGTAGAATGAGAGAGGAAGATGCTAAAATGGCAACTGAAAACGCACTAAATAATGCACAGAGAAGTATATGGGTAACCTTTAGAAAAGAAGGTGTACATTTATATCCAGGAGCAGATAGTGATCCAAAATTGGCAACAGGTGATTGGGACGATGTGTCGTTTCTTGGTATTGCTCATCGTCATATTTTCCACTTTCGGGTGCGCATCGAAGTGTTCCACAACGATAGAGACATCGAGTTCATCCAATTCAAAAGATGGCTTGAAAGATTATATTCTGAGCAAGGTACGTCCGACGGTGACGTGCTTGTTCTAAATCATAGATCGTGCGAGATGATTGCGGACGAACTATACGAAAAAATCACTACAAAGTTCCCCAGCCGCTTTGTAGAGATTGAAGTCGCCGAAGATGGCGAAAATGGCTGTTCAATTTACTATCCTAAATGCTAATAAAAGAGAGAAACTTAAAATGGCAAATAACTTCCCTCCGGTCAACAAGATCTTCGACGACTTGGACAAGTTCCGCGACTACTGTCGCTTTGAAGGTAAACCTTTTGATGAAAAAGATCTTTACAAGAAAGATGCTTGGGTGTGGCAAGCCTACGGCAAGTATCAAAACTACCTTCGTGCAAAGGCCCGTAATGGAGGCCGTGATTTTAAACAACGGAGAAACTAAATGACTATTCATATTGTAGACATCGAAGCAGTAGATACACGCTATACTAAGCAATGGAAAGAATATCTTCCAAAGCAACTACAACGAGCTACAAATGAGAATGTAAAAGTTATTAGTGGCGGAGAAACACCTCAGGCAACAACGCCTGGGGCGTTTCTTAACTTCGGCGGTACTAACGTTTATAAAAGTAAACAACTAGAAACTATTGGTGAAATGTTCTGTAATGGACGAGTCAAAGACAATGACTATTTCTTATACACAGATGCGTGGAATCCTACTGTTATACAATTAAAGTATATGGCAGAGTTACTAGGTGTTGATATTAAAATTGGTGGCTTATGGCACGCTGGCAGTTATGATCCGCAAGACTTCTTAGGAAGACTTATAGGTGATAAACCTTGGGTACGACACGCAGAGATGTCAATGTTTGAATGTTATGATGATAACTTCTTTGCAAGTGACTTTCATATTGATATGTTTACAGACGTGATGATGGAAGATTATAGTATTGATTATGATAAAATACATCGTGTAGGCTGGCCTATGGAGTATCTAAAGAATAGTTTAGATAGTTACAAAGGTATGGAAAAGCGAGACTTAATTTTATTTCCGCACCGTGTTGCTCCAGAGAAACAAGTTGATATCTTTAGAGATCTTGCAATGCGTTTACCGCAATACGAGTTTGTAGTATGTCAAGAACAACAACTTACTAAGAATGAATATCATAACTTGCTAGGCGAAGCTAAACTAGTGTTTAGTGCTAACTTGCAAGAAACACTTGGTATTAGTTGGTATGAAGGCGCATTGGTTGATGCAATTCCTATGGTGCCTGATAGACTAAGTTATGCCGAAATGGCATTACCTGAGTTTAAGTATCCAAGCGAATGGACTGAAGACTATGATGCATACTTACATCATAAGGACAAAGTTATTGCACAAATTGTAAACTATATGGAAAACTTTACTGATTTACAAGTGTCGTTAGAGAAACAGCGTACTAAACTAAACAAAGACTTTTTTAGCGGAACTGAACTTTATAAGGCAATTGCAGATGAATGATGATTTTGTATATACATTACCGGATACAATTGACCTAAACAGTAACGACAATATTACTGTTACATTAGATACAAGTTCTTGGGATGATAGTTTTACTACTAGTCCTAGTTCAATATATTCGCCTACTGGCAATGTTAGTATCGAAGGTGAGTTAACGGTAGGTGGTGTA